TATCCGAAAAAACACAAAAACGTATTGATAAGTTGACTCGTAGAATGCGTGAAGCAGAGCGTCGTGAACAAGCGGCTATAGATTATGCTAAAGGTTTACAGGAAAAGTATGACACGGCGACACAACAAACAGCATCATCAGATGAAGGCTTTGTGAAAGAGTTTGATGCAAGAGTTGATGCTCAAAGAGAGCAAGTAAGAATTAAGTTGCAAGATGCCATTGAAGCTAATGACTCAGCTAAAATAGTTGAGGCAAACGATGAGTTAACCAGGCTAGCAGTTGAAAAAGAAAAAGCTAGAATGCGTTTAGCTGAAATGGAAGAAGCTAAAAAAAGTAAGGAAGCACAAACAGAACAAACAAAAAAACCACCTCAAGAAACGCAAACTACCCAACAACAGCCTAGTGCAAAAGCACAAAGTTGGGCAGAGAAAAATGAATGGTTTGGCACAGATGAAGTTATGACTAATGCAGCTTTTGCAATTCATAACGAACTTGTCAAGGAGGGGTTTGACTCAGAGTCTGACGAATACTACAATGAAGTAGATACCAGACTTAAGGAATATTTTCCAAATAAGTTTGCATCTCCTGAACCTGAGGTTGAGGAGAAAAAACCCGTTCAAACTGTTGCCTCGGCGGGGCGTAAACAGCAAGGGCGCAAAACCGTGAAACTCACCCGTTCACAAGTAGCGATAGCTAAAAAATTAGGGGTGCCACTAGAAGAATACGCTAAATTCGTGAAGGAGTAACGATATGACAGATGATGTAAAGAAAAAAACCTCACGCAGGACTCAAGAAACCAGAGTTGAAACTCGTAATAAGCCTTGGGCTCCTCCATCAAGTTTAGATGCACCCCCTGCACCAAAAGGATTTTGTCACAGGTGGATTAGGGTAGAAAGTGCTGGATTTATTGATACAGCTAATGTTTCTAAAAAACTTCGAGAAGGATGGGAGTTTGTTAGAGCAGAGGAAGTACACAATGAAATCGGTGAGCACGAGTATCCAGTTATTCATGAAGGCAAGTATCAGGGACTTATCGGAGTTGGTGGCCTTGTGTTGGCAAGGATACCTGAAGAAATTGTAGAACAACGCAAACAGTATTTCAGTGGAATTACTGTTGACCAAGTAAACGCCGTTGATAATGACATTTTGAGGGAACAACGACCAGAGATGCCTGTAAATATCGACAGACAGTCTCGTGTAACTTTTGGTGGTAACAGAAAGTCTTAATTTTTTAGCTTTTGTAACCACATTTGTTTAATTTTTAAATGGAGTTATTATTATGGCAAACCAAGATTCTGCTTTTGGTATGCGTCTAGTAGGTCGAGTTGGTGGACCTGCAACAAACGTGCAAAACCGTTATAGAATAGCTGCAAACTATGGAACTGCAATTTTCCAAGGCGACATGGTCGCTCAAGTAACCGGTGGTGGTGTAGAAGTACACGCTGACGGTGGAACTGTTCCGATTGTAGGTGTTTTTAATGGTTGTCGTTTTACAGACCCTACCACTGGAAAAGAAACTTTTTCCAATTTTTATCCGGCGAGCACAAATGCCTCTGACATTGAAGCGTTTATAATTGATGACCCTATGGCTATTTTCGAAATTCAAGCTGATGACACATTCCCAGTTGCTGATTTATTTGGTAACTTTGATATTGTGTATACATCATCTGGAAGCACCACAACAGGTATTTCTGGAGCTGAATTAGATGTAACCACAGGTGCTACAACTGCAAACCTTCCACTCAAGGCTATAGATATTTCTAGAGATCCAAATAATTCGGATGTTTCTAGTGCAAATACTAATGTGTTAGTCGTAATTCAAAACCACATATTCGGCCAGAAAGGGGCCGGCTTAGCTTAAGGAGGTTTAACTATGGCTATATCAAGATCCCAATTGGTCAAAGAGTTAGAGCCTGGCTTAAATGCTCTCTTTGGCTTAGAGTACAACCGCTATGAAAACGAGCATGCTGAAATCTTTGCGTCTGAAACATCAGATCGTGCGTTCGAAGAAGAAGTCATGTTATCAGGTTTCGCTGCGGCTCCTGTAAAATCTGAGGGTGCTGGCGTATCATTCGACCAAGCAAACGAAGCTTTCACAGCGAGGTACACACATGAAACTATCGCAATGGCTTTTGCTATTACAGAAGAAGCAATTGAAGATAACTTATACGACAGGCTTGCAGGTCGTTACACAAGAGCGTTAGCTCGTTCCATGGCAAACACTAAACAAGTGAAAGCTGCGAACGTGTTAAATAATGCTTTTGACAGTAGCTTCACTGGTGGTGATGGAAAAGAGCTTTGTGCTACAGACCATCCACTAACCAATGGTGGTACATTCCGTAACGAGTTATCAACTGCATCTGACCTTTCAGAGACATCAATTGAGCAATCATTAATTGACATTGCTGCATTTGTTGACGAAAGAGGTCTAAAAATTGCGTTACAAGGTGTTAAATTAATCATTCCTAAGGAACTTCAGTTCACAGCGGAAAGGATTCTTAAATCACCACAGCGTGTCGGTACTTCCGATAATGATATCAACGCTATGGCTTCAATGGGTATGATCCCTCAAGGTTATAGAGTTAACCATTATCTAACTGACACAGATGCTTTCTTCATTATGACTGATGCACCTAATGGACTAAAACAGTTTGTTAGAGCACCAATCAAAACTGCTATGGAAGGTGACTTCGATACAGGTAACGTGAGGTTCAAAGCAAGAGAAAGATATTCATTTGGATTCTCGGATCCAAGAGGTATCTTCGGAACTCCAGGCGCTGCGTAAAGAGTTCTTTGGAGGGAACAAGAAGGGGGCTTACGAGCCCCCTTTTTTTTGGTTATAATTAAATTACTATAGAAAATATGAATACAGACGCCTATAGTCGACGACCTAAAGACTGTATTCTTTTATTTAGGAGATAATTATGAGTAATTCAACATTTTCAGGTCCAGTCAGATCCGAAGGCGGCTTTACAGTCGTCAGTGCAACAACTGGTGCTTTTACAACACAATCAAGCATAGACTCTAGTGGTATAGCATCTTTTGATGCCAATACTATGCCTGTTGAAGCGGGCACTGGTATTACCACAGGAACAGGAACTATTTATAGAAGTTCTGTTATGCAAAGTGGTGGTATTATTACTACACAAATTTTAATTGATTTAACAGGATTAAGATCAACAGGTTCTGGTGATATCATTGGTGTTAACGGTACATCATTAGTTTGTCACATCGGTCAAATCACAGCTGCAAGAAACGGCACTATCTTAACAGGTAGCATGGAGTGTTTTGAGGCACCTGCTGGTGGAGATCCAGATATTAACGTGCATTCTGCTACAGAGGGTACAGGAGTTGAAGACGGAGCTATCGGTGACTTAACAGAAACATTATTAGTCAACGCTGGAGACGCAACATTAGGTAGTAAAGTTTACTTTACAGCTGTGCCTGCTGCTGACGAGTTCTTATATTTAACCACTGGTGATGCAACAGATGCAGATTATACAGCTGGTAAATTATTAATTGAATTAAAAGGCTACGATGCGTAATACAACTGGTGCCTCTTCGGAGGCACTTTGTTTCTTAATTAAGGAGGGAAACTATGGCAGATACAGTAACAGGACCTACAATCTTACAAGAAAATGATAAGAGAGTAGTCATTAAAATCGTAAACGAATCCGATGGCACAGGTGGTACAACAGTTTTTGCTGATGTATCCGCTCTTGCGGCAAACACAAATGGACAGTCCGTCACTACAGTAAGTCCACAAAGAATATGGTGGTCTTGTGCTAATGGTGATGGTGGTGATTCATTTGCTAGATTAGACTTCGAAGACTCAGATGGTGATATTCCAATCGTTACATTAGTCGATACAGGTTATTGGGACTTTAGAGAGTTTGGTGGAATACCAGCTAATACTTCATCTAACTCAAACCAAAGTGATGTAAACTTTGTCGTGCCAGGTGCAGCTGATTCTGGTAATACTTACACAGTTATTGCAGAGTTTATTAAAAACTACGATTAATTATGGATATTACAGTAGAACAATATACAAATGAGTTGGTAGGCTTCTCAAAGGGAGGCATGCCTGCTCGTAATAAAAGAAACTACAGACCTACAAAAGCCGGTGCCGGTATGACACGAGCAGGTGTCAAAGCGTATCGTCGTATGAATCCAGGCAGTAAACTTAAAACAGCTGTTACAGGTAAAGTAAAACCTGGCAGTAAAGCAGCCAAAAGAAGAAAATCATTTTGTGCAAGAAGTGCAGGACAAGCTAAAATGCACAATATAAACTGTAGTAAAACACCAAACAAACGCATATGTCAGGCGAGAAGGAGATGGAAATGTTAACAGAAATTTTTAGAAAATTTGATAAATATAAAGATATGATTACAGATAAATGGCAAGACTGTAATGTGTGTATGAAAAAAGACATAGCACTTGCTATTTTAGTAGTCGCTTTATTGTGGTGTATTTTGTAAATGGGAAGTAAACCTATAGCTTTAAAAACTGAAAAAGACCTTACCACTAAGCAAAAAACTTTTTTAAAACTTTTGGTTAAAAACTGGGGGTTAATTTCACAAACAGAGGCTGCGATTAAAGCAGGCTATGGAAAGAATGAAAAAAGCGCAGCGGTTATGGCTAGTAAAATGCTTGATCCTAAAACAAGTCCGCATATTGTTCGTGTATTAGAAAAAATGTTATCCAAAGAGTCAGAAAAGTATGAAAAGGATAAACTTCGTAGATACAAAACATTTGAACGACTTAGAGATGGAGCTGAAACTAAAGGACAATATACGGCCGCAATAAACTCAGAATATCGTTCAGGTCAACTTGCAGGTTTATTTATAGATAAAAAAGAAATTCAACATTCTACTTTAGAGGGTATGACACGAGAACAATTAGAAACACGTTTGCAAGAGTTAGAAAATAAAATAGGTGCAAACACAATTATTGTGCAAGGAGAGGTCAATGAGACTAACTAATAATTTTACTTTAGCAGAACTCACTAAATCTCAAACAGCTGAAAGACTTAACATAGACAATAATCCAGAGGCACACTATATTGATAATTTACAAGCACTCTGTGTTCATGTGCTTCAACCAATAAGAGATTATTTTGATAAACCTGTTGTTATATCATCTGGATATCGTTCACCTGAATTAAGTCAAAAAATAGGTTCATCCTCGAGATCACAACATTGTAGAGGTCAAGCAGCTGACATTGAGATACCTGGCGTATCTAACAAAGAATTAGCTGACTACATTTTTGAGAGTTTATCATTTGACCAAGTCATTTTAGAGTTTCATAACCCAGAGGAGCTTAACTCTGGTTGGGTGCATGTGTCGTATGTAAACCATGAAAACAATCGTCACAGCTATTTACTAGCAGAAAAAGATGAAAACGGTAAAGTGAGGTACACAAAGTGGCAATGACAAGAGGCTCAATGTCGAAACAAATCAACACCCCACCTCAAAAAAAGAAGTGGTCTAAGAAACGTAAAGCAAAGATTAATTGTAAAAACCCTAAGGGATTTAGTGAAAAAGCACACTGTGCCGGCCGTAAAAAAAGGGGTCGGTCTAGATAGAGGCTACAAAAACTGTTAACATTTTAGTAAGAACCGGAGGTTATTATGGCTAAAAAGAAAGGTCAAAAGCTATGCCCAAGAGGTAAAGCTGCGGCAAAACGTAAGTTTGATGTGTACCCAAGTGCGTATGCGAATGCTTATGCAAGTAAAGTATGTGCAGGTAAAATCAAAGATCCAAGCGGTGTAAAACGTAAGGATTTTCGTGGACCAAAACCAGCTAAAGAAGGCACATTTGTTGAGTCTGGAGATGTAATGGGCTCTCCTATAGATGTTGATATTGATGGCATGAATATGAGTAATCCATCTGCTGCTGCTTATTATAAAGATTTAATGTAATGAGTTTAAAGAAATGGTTTAGTGAAAATTGGGTTGATATAGGCGCTCCTAAAAAAGGGGGCGGTTACAAAAAGTGCGGACGTAAGAGTGCAAAAGGCTCAAAACGTAAGTACCCAAAATGTGTTCCAGCTTCAAAAGCTGCAAGTATGAGTAAAAGTCAAATTCGCTCTGCTGTTAGACGAAAAAGGGCGAAAGCTCAAGGAGTTGGAGGTAAACCAACAAATGTGAGAACCATAGATAAAAAATACTATGGTGGATTAATA